TACAATCTTTTGATTTTATACTAGAACCAACAAGATAATATGCCCTTTACACAGTTTACAAATTTAGACTTTGATGAAATCAAAGTACAGATAAAAGATTTTCTTCGTTCAAACTCAAATTTCACTGATTTTGATTTTGAGGGTTCTAACTTTTCGGTTATAATCGATACTTTAGCATATAACACATATATTAATGCATTTAATGCAAATTTAGTCGCAAATGAATCATTTTTAGACTCTGCAACAATAAGAGAGAATGTTGTATCTCTTGCGAGAAATATTGGATATGTACCCCGTTCAAAAACCGCTGCAACAGCAACAATTAACATAGGTGATGTAAACTTAGGTCCTACAAGTAATAGCACTCCTAAGTTCCTTACACTCCGCACTGGATTAGTTTGTGTGGGTAGTGTTGCAAATACAACTTATCGTTTTTCAATACCAGAAGAGATAACATCTTCAAGAGTTAGAGATATTGGTGGCACTTCATTCGCACAATTTGTAGATCCAATCACTGTGTATGAAGGAACTGTGCTTCAAAGAGTATATCGTGTTGATAATACGAAGGAACAAAGATATATTATTGATAGCCCAAACATTGATAGTTCAACTTTAAGAGTATATGTGAAAGGTCCAACTGATATTGGACTTGGAAGAAAGTATTCGATGGTTGATAATATATTAAATGTTGATAAAAACTCAGAAATTTTTCTTGCACAAGAGGTTCAAGATGAAAAATATGAAATTATGTTTGGTGATGGATTATTTGGAAGAAAACTAGAGTCTGGGACAGTCATTACAGCAAAATATCTTGTAACTGATGGGGAAGATGGAAATGGTCCTGCCAATTTTAGTTTTCAAGGATCATTTGAAAAGAGTGATGGAACACTATTCACACCGTCAGATAATGTAGTAGTTACTACCATCTCAAACGCTTCTAACGGTGCCGAAGTTGAAGATGTGTCTTCTATTAAGTATTTTGCTCCAAGACTCTACTCAGCACAATATAGAGCAGTTACACCAAGAGATTATGAAGCAATAATTGAAACAATTTTCCCTCAAACAGAATCAGTGGCAGTTGTTGGTGGTGAAGAATTAGACCCTCCTAAATTTGGTCAGGTTCAAATAAGCATCAAACCAAAAAATGGCACATATGTATCAGATTTTGACAAATTACAGATAAAAAACAAATTAAAAAATTACGCTATTGCTGGTATCAATTCTGAAATAGTTGATTTAAAGATACTATATGTGGAAGTAAATTCTACCATTTATTATAACCCTGCACAAGTTGCTTCAGCGACAAATTTAAGAACTTCCATCATATCATCGTTAAATCAGTATAGTAATAATGTAGAAATTAATAAATTTGGTGGTAGATTTAAATATAGTAAATTAAACACTCTGATTGACCGTGTTGATAATGGCATTACTTCAAATATAACAAAAGTAATTGTTAGAAGAGATATGAAAGCATTGTTAAATCAATTTGCTCAGTATGAACTATGTTTTGGAAATCAATTTAACATAAATCCTGCTGGTTTCAATATCAAAAGCACTGGATTTACAATTTCGGGTTCAAATGAAACTGCATATATTACTGATGTCCCAAATAAAGATGCTGCAGGTAATCTTGATGGTAGTATGAAAGGAACTTTAAGTGTTGTTTTTAAAAATGAAAAGAATGAACAGAGAGTTTTAATAAAAGAGGCTGGTATAGTTGACTATAAAAAAGGTGAAGTAATTATGAATACAATTAATATTACATCTACAACTTCACAAAATAATATAGTTGAAATTCAGGCATTTCCTGAATCAAATGACGTTGTTGGTCTTAAAGACTTATATCTCAGTTTTGATGTTTCTAAAAGCACGATAAATATGTTTAAGGATGTAATTGCTTCAGGTGAAGATGTTTCGGGTGTTGTATTCACAAGAGATTATTATACTTCTAGTTACTCTAATGGAGATTTAGAGAGGATATAATTTATGTCACAAATTGACAAAAGAATAAAAGTCAATACTATTATTGAAAATCAGTTACCTGAATTTGTGGTCGCTGATTTTCCAAATGCAACAGAATTTTTTAAACAATATTACATCTCACAAGAGTTTCAAGGTGGACCAAGCGATTTAATCAATAATTTTGATCAATATATTAAATCAGATAATTTAGTTCCAGAAGTTGTAGTTGGAGTTACAACTAGCCTTTCTGATCTATCAGTCAATGATACTACAATTACAGTTCCTAGCACAAAAGGTTTTCCTTCTGAATACGGATTGCTTAAGATTGATGATGAAATCATATCATACACAGGAATAACATCTACTACATTTACAGGTTGTATACGTGGTTTTAGTGGTATCTCTGGATATAATGTTGGTATCTCATCTTCATTACTTGAAATTAATCGTGAAAATTTAATTTTTGAAGATACGACAGCATCAACACATGATTCTGGAGCAAAAATTACAAATCTTTCGGTATTATTTTTACAAGAATTTTTTAAAAAGTTAAAAAGAACATTCCTACCTGGTTTTGAGGATAATGAATTTGCAACTAATCTTGATGCAGGTAATTTTGTAAAATTTGCTCGTTCTTTCTATCAATCAAAAGGTATAGAAGAATCAATAAGAATTTTATTCAAAGTTTTATATGGTGTTGAATCTACAATACTGGATCTAGAAGGAAACTTAATTAAACCATCAGACGCAGAATTTATACGTCGGGAAGTCATAGTTGCTGATTTAATTTCAACAACTGGTGAACCACAAAATTTAGTAGGTCAAACCATATTTAAATCGACTGATACATCTACTAATGCATCAGTGTCTGAAGTAGAAGTTTTCACTAGAGATTCAAAAACTTATTATAAAATATCTTTATTTGTTGGATTTAGTGATCGTGATTTGATTGAGGGAATTTTTACAGTGCCAGGTAAAACAAAAGTTTTATCAGATATATCAACAAATGCATCTGTAATAAGTGTTGATTCAACAGTAGGATTTGGAACAACTGGAACGTTAATAAGTGGTCAAAATACTATAGATTATACATCTAAAACTTTAAATCAATTCTTTGGATGCACTGGTGTTGGTGTTGCAATCAATACTGCAGATGATATACGTTCAGATGAATCTATTTTTGGATATGAAAATGGAGATTTATCAAAAAGAGTTGATTTAAGAATTACAGGAGTCCTTTCAGAATTAGTTCCAATATCAGATATTAGATTAGTGAATGAGGGAGAAAATATATTTGTCAAAAATGTTGGTGAAAAAATTAAAAATAATAATGAATCATATAAAGAGATTTTTGCCAATTCTTGGAAATATAATACAAGTTCAAGATTTCAAGTTGAAATTTCAGGTTCTACATTCACATATAAAACTCCTATAGATGAATCTAATTTAAAAGTTGGAGACCAATTTAATATCTTAAAAAGAGGTGAGCAAGTTATTGTTGGAAGTGGAACAATTGTAAGTATTGATAATAATATAAAACAAATCACTGTTTCTAATATTGCAGGATTTACTCAAGATCCAAATGAATCTTATGATATTAGAAGAATAATTGAAACTGCTAGTAGTAGTGGTGTAGAGATTGAACAAGGTAATAATGTATTAATATCAGATGTTTTGAATGTTTATACTGATGGAGAAACTGATGGATATGTTGCATCTAATTCATTACCAAGTTATGATATTGAAACTAATATAATAAAAGAAACTACGAATGGATCTAACTTAGATGGATTTAATAGTATATCAAAAACTTATAGTTTTATTCAATTTTCACCTCCCCCAAACAAAGATATTGAATTTATTCAAGGAGATGCAGTTGTTTATTCTCCCGATAGTGAAGTATTATCAGGTTTAGAATCTGGAAGAACATATTATGTTGATCCAGTAATACCTTCAGCAAATCAAAGTATTTCAAAAATTGCATTATACCAATCATCGAATCAAATTGGGTCTGCAAGCACAGTTCAAATTGGAATAGGTTCATTATCAGGACATAATTTTATACTTGAGAGACATGCAAATAGAAAATTAGAAACTGATAAAATTTTAAGAAGAATTCCATTATCACAAAATTTATTTGTATCATCAAAACACGAGTCTCCTGTAAATGATATTGGTATACTGAAAGATGGAGTTCAGATAAGATCACCAATATCAGACAATAATATTTTTTACGGTCCTCTTGAATCTGTAGATGTATTAAATTCTGGAAGAGATTATGATATTGTAAATCCTCCAGTTGTAAATATTGAAAGTTCCACAGGAACGACTGCATTAGTTGAACCAATTATAACTGGTAGTGTTAAGGAAATTATTGTAGATCCTCAAGATTTTGACATTGAAAATGTTAATAGTGTTTCAATCACTGGTGGAAATGGAACTGGTTGTGTTCTTCAACCTGTAGTTGGTATTAGAAATAGATTTTTAGATTTTGATAGTAGAAATATATTTTTTAATGGTGGGGTTGATATTGATGATGAAACAATTACTTTTAAGACAAAACATAATTTAGAAAATGGTCAATTAATTTATTACAGTAGTAATGGAAACGCACCAATAGGAATTGGTTCAGCATATGATGGCACTAATGATGTAACTGGATCATTATCAGATGGAGATCCATATTTTGTTAGAGTTGTAAATCCAACAACTGTTAGAATATTTAATTATCAAAGTGATGCATTATTTGGATTGGCAGGAATTAATACAATTGGTTTAGCAACTGATACTTCTGCAAGTGGTATTCATAGATTTAGAACTGAAAATAAAACCACTTTAACATCAGTCAAAGTTATAAATTCTGGTTCTGGATACACACATCGTAAATTAAGAGTAAAACCATCAGGAATTTCAACTTCTTTTGATACAATCAATTTTAAAAATCATGGTTTTTTAAGTGGAGAAATTATAGAATACTCTGCAATAACACCTATCGCAGGACTTAGCACAACTACATCATATATTGTTAAAAAAATTGACGACAATTCATTTAAATTATCAAATGCTGGTGTTGGTGGAACATCTACGTCAGATTATAATAGAGGTAAATATGTCAATTTAACCTCAACTGGTTCTGGATATCAAATTTTTCAATATCCTGATATCACTGTAAATATTAATGTATCTTATGGATCAACAGTTACTGGAACATTTAATTTAACTCCAATTGTTACTGGTGAAATAGTTGGTGCTTACTTATATGAAGAAGGAACTAATTATGGTTCAACCATTTTAGATCAGCAAGTTAAACCTGAAATTAAAATTCAAAATGGTAAAAATGCAGAAATAAAACCAATAATAGTCAATGGAAAAGTAGAGAGTGCAGCAGTTGTTAATCAGGGATCTGAATACAATTCAATACCTGAAGTTACTGTAAGTGACTCTGGAACAGGTTCTGGTGCTATTGTAAGACCTGTTATAGAAAATGGTAAAATAATTGATGCAATCGTAATTAATAGTGGTATAGGTTATAATAGTCTTTCTACAGAAATTGATATTATTCCTAGAGGATCAAATGCATCATTTGGTGCAAGAGTTAGAAGTTTAACATTAAATAGCACAGAAAGATTTGGTGATTTTAATTTAACTTCAAGAGAAAATTCTTTGAGTTTTGGAATTTTAGGATACTCTCAAAAAATAGCAAGCACATTTGAAGATAGTTTTACCATTAATTCAAATGGTGAATTCAATCAAATTACAAATCATTCACCAATAATAGGTTGGGCATATGATGGTAATCCAATATATGGACCTTTTGGATATTCTGACCCTGATAATATTAATTCAGATTTAAAAATAATATCAACATCATACAAACTTAACACATCGAATGTAATTAATAGACCAACAGGATTTAAACAAGGATTTTTTATTGATGATTACAAATTTGATGGTTCAGGTGATTTAGACGTTCATAATGGTAGATTCTGTAAAACTCCTGAATTTCCAAATGGAATATATGCATATTTTGCATCTGTTGGTCTTGGAACAGCAAGTAATAAATTAGAAGGAATATATCCATATTTTATTGGTAAAAGTTATAGATCACCTATAATTAATGATAATCTTATTTTAACACAAGACTTTGATTTTAATAATTCAAATTTATTAAGAAACACACTTCCATATGTTGTTGATGAGGAGTTTGGTGATAATGATTTCATTATTGAGTCAAATGAAACAATAAGACAAATTTCAAAAATAGAATCAGTAACAAAAGGAGATGTTGATAATATAACAATTTTAGATGGAGGATCAGGATATAAAGTTGGTGATTTAACAGTTTTTGATGATACAGATACAGATGGATCTGGTTTTAGTGCAAAGGTTGATGAAATTGTTGGTATTGGTGTTTCAAGAATCGATTCTGTATTAGAAAGGTTTGAAAACTTAGTTTTTGTATGGAATAGTAGTGATGAAGTAATTGCAAATTACTTACCATTTATTGAACTTAATAATAATAGTTCTATTTCAATTTCTGGTCTCAATACTTCGATTGTAAATTTAAGTGGTTCTTTTTCAGCGGGAATTTCAACAGATACAATTGGTTTAGCAAGAACCATGTCAACTGGAAGTTCTAATGGTAAAATTGAAGATATTTTTGTAACTGATATTCCAAATACTGTTGCTATTGGTGGATCACTTAGAGTTGGAACAGAAACATTAAAAGTATTAAATGTATATGATACACAAAAAGTAATTAGAGTTCTTAGACATGTTGGTGTTGCTCATACATTAGGATCAAATATTGATGTTTTAAATAATAGAATAAGTATTCCAGTTAAAACAACTAAATTTGAATCAAAAGTTGATGATATTGTTTATTTTAATGGACCTCAGTCAATAGGTATTGGAACAACAGCAGGTAGTGCAACAACTGTTGAATATGTTGTTGGTGAAACAAAACAAAATTTATCCATACCAACAAGAACTATACACTTACCAAATCATCCATTTAAAACTGGTCAAAAGGTTAAATTAAATAAAAGAAGTGGAGCAAATAGATTTGATGTAGGTAATACACCAAATGTATCTGAATTTAAAGTTCCATATGTTGGAAATGATTCTATAGATGTTTTTGTTATCAATAAAGGTGAAGACTACGTTGGAATATTAACTACAAAAGTAGGTATAGGAAGCACTAGTGAAGGTTTATACTTCTATAGTAAGGGATCTACTTCAGGAATTAATTCAGGTTCATATTTCTTCTCTTCAGATCATACTCAAGTTATTGGTGATATTGATAAAATTACAACTACTGTTACTACAAATGTATCTGCTGCAAATACTACAACTCATAATTTAAGAGAAAAAGATATTGTAAAAATAAATGTTATACCTAATTTATCGGTGGGTATAGGAACCACTACACCAATATCTGTAAATTATAATTCAGAATATGAAAAACTTCTAATAAATCCAATAACATTTTCTGCATCAGATG